TTCTATCTTCTGGCAAAAGCTTATCTATCTGAGCCTCTAGCATGATACGATTCTCATCTATCGCATATGTCTCTAAATGAAACTCGTGATTATCTAGAGGCGTGGTATTATTAAGACGCTTCCAGTTATTCTCCGCATACACCTTCATATACGCACGTATCCATAACCACGCATATGTAGAAAACTTATATCCGTTCTTCTGATATTTCGTACCTTCGAAGCGATTCCAGGCTTCTACGACTCCCATAAAGCCTTGCTGAACAATATCGTTATATTCATTATAATGGTTACGAGTCCACTTCTTAGCTAACTTATGGACCATACGCGTACATTGACGTACCGCCTGATCTACTGTTGTAGGGTTTTCCGCAAACTCTTTATGCTTTACTGTAAACTTCTTAGGCATATTCATATCCTTCATCACTAATTAAAATTTCACCAAGATCGATCATATCGAAATACTGTTCAAAAAACCCAATGCGATCAAGTATTTCCGCACCCGGTTCTACCACCTTACAGAGAGCTGCATACTCTCTCTGAAACTCCCGCAACTGATTCATACTAATAACTTGCATTATACACCTCACATAATAAACGAATAAACTAAAGTGAATGTAAACAATACTGTAGTGATAACAGCTAATGTAGCTTCTACACCTTTAGACATTATACACTCTCCTTAACTTCAATTGACTTATAATCACCCTGAGCCTTAACAGAAGCGATATACGCATCACGACCCTCTGCAGTATGACGTCTAGTCTCTGAACGCTCACCATCTAAAAGCTCAACATAAATTGTATAATAAGTCATACTACTCTCCTGTAGCATAAGCAATTGCAGCATCGAGAAGCTCAGTAGCAGTCTTCTCATCTACGTTGAATACCCGCATAATAGCCTGGATACCCTCTACAGCATTCTTAGTAGGGCCCATTACTTCTAAAACAACGTTTGGCAAAATCGGGTTATTCATCTCAAATTCTCCTAAATTCCTATTATACCTTATTATAATGGCTAAAAGAGAGTTAATCAACTAAAAAAGGGCCCCGTAACTTGTTGTAATCATTGGATAGTGCAAAAAAGTTGGAAAAAAGTTGTTAAGTAGTTGAAATACTTAGAGAAAAAAGTTCAGGCATCGCAAATTAAGGTTCACTTAACTCTATACGTTTCTCTAATAGTTTCTCTCTTATACGCCACACACCTATGTTTTTTTAAACGTTTTTAAATGTAATAAATTACGCTATTAATCCTTCATATTTCTTATAGAAAGCATCTCTACTACAGTTTAATACTATATGAGGATCATAATCTAGATTACCAGCAACGCAATATCTATAACCAGAAAATATACCTTTATCTACTTCATGATGCACATATCCTGGAAATAATATGAATGTTCCTGTCTTTACTTCAATAGTAAGATCTTCTAATATGAGTCCTGGAGCGTTCTCTGGTACATATGGATAATATGTAAAAGACCATTGATGAGGATGATGAGTGTGTCTCTTACAATAATCATTGCTCTCATATCTAGCTCCCCATATAGCATGACAATACATAGGAATGTTTTCGTTAAAGTATAACTGTTCATCTGCATGTTTTGCTTCTTGTAGAGCATATAATGCAACTGTTCTGAATGATTCGGAAGTCATAAACCAATCAGTCATCTTAGCCATTACATTAGTTTGCCTAGTTAAAGCATAACCATATTCATCTATCTCTTTACATAAGGCATCACGTAAATTTTGCTCACCGAAAGTTGTAACCGAGATAGGTACTTTAAATCCTGATTGGATCAGATAATCACCGTCTTCATTGATAATCATAGAAACTTCGCGATAATCTCAGAAATAGCTATATAAGCACCATAACCGAATAAGGACCATAGTACTATAAATCCGACTATAGAAGTATCGCAATATCCATAGTCATCCTTTAAACCGAGTCTTCTTAAAATCTTATTCATGCTCACCTCCCTCACCGCGTCCACCATAAGTAGATCCATATGTGTAACGGCTGAATAATTGAGGTTTTCTTTTGGCTGTCTCAAACGTAGCTACAGTAATAACAATACCAGCAATCAATAAAGTATGAGCAATAGCACTAATACCAAATACGGTAATAGAACCAATAGACATAGAGAAAATAATACACCACATCCAGGCTAAGATCTGCATAACAACATGTCTTGTCTGCATATCATCAATATGTCGTAATGGGTTGTTGTTATGGTTCATAACAGAGTTCCACGCATTTACTATAAAATTCATTTTTATTATCCTTCTAACTTCTTACCATGTTTTCTAATATCAAATGTCGCACACTTCTCTTTTCCAGATATAAATGGATACCCGTGCTTTCCTTCATATACTAATTGTCTTAGCTTTTTAGCTCTAATAGCATACATTTCTTTTTCGTTAAGAACAAAAACAAAAATATCAGTACACTTATTACTAGAGAATAGCCAACCAGAATGCTCAAGCTCAACAATACCATCATTAGCTTTAACATCAACTAATTCATCGTTAACAACAAAATCAATACCAGCAGTTTGTTTTCTGATATCGGATGAATAGTCTTTATATTTGATATTGTTTAATTTAAGATAAGAGGCGAATCTTTCTTCACCTCTTTTCCCCTTAATACCGTCTTTACCGTATTTCTGTTCAACAGAAGTATTAAACTCTTCCACAGCTTTCTCCATTTTATATCACAATATTGTTATAAGAGATAATATTATTTTTTTCTCAAAACATAATTAGTTTCTTTAGATGATAATTCAAAAGTATAATCTTTATCAATCTCAAAACCAGCAGCTAAGATAGGTTCAATAGTAGAATACTTCTCAACCTCGATTAAAATAGTCTTTAACCTTTGTTTCCCAAGCGTCTCCTGCATTCCTTTAACAACCAGATCTTCTAGGCCATCGATATCAATCTTAATGTGATCACATGAGATATCAAGACTATCTAAGGAATAAGTTTGTATCTTATGTTTAGCTACACCTTCTCCTTCAATATTATTTTGAGACTCACCAGGAATAAAACCTGATAATGCTAAGTCAAAAACTCCATCTTTATCTGAGATACCGAAAGGATAACAATAAACATTATTAAACTCATTAAGATAAACATTAGTAATTAATTCTGCGAATGATAATGCTTGAGGTTCAAAAGCATGTACAGTACATCCTATATTAGCTGCTTCTAAAGTATACTGTCCTATATTAGCTCCTACATCAATAAGAACTTCACCTTTATTAAATTTACTAATCCATTCTAATGTTTTAGGTTCTTTTATATTATGTCGCCATATTCTTTTCTGAATAATTCTATTATCAGGAGGATTGTTAATCTTTATACCATTAACAACATCATAATGAATCCTATGATCTACTTTACCACCTTTATTATTTCTCTTCTCTTTTCTCGTTGCCAATTTTGTAATCTCCTCTTAAATACTCAAAAATTAACCATAGTAGTATTATTGGAGACAGAAGAGTTATTAATACCTTCAAGAATATCTCTAGTATTTTCCCACGATACAACTTCATAATATCTTCCTCTATTTTGTCTTTCAATAGCCATAGCTAAACTAAAATCATTTCCACCGGTTCTAATCATATCACCAAAGAAATGTATCTCTCTATCTTTAGGAAGATAATCTAAGACTTGCTGTTTATCTTTACCTTTTGGAAAAATATCTAATCCTGTTTCACCCCCGACTACAGCTGAAATATTAGGATGTCTTCTATTAATAAAAGAAGCAATATTATCTCTTTCACCTGTAGACTTATCCCATAGAATATATTCTTTTCTTTGCTCTTTAGTAGCTTTACGTCCTAAAATAGAATAATTTAAACTTCCTGGTCTTTCTTCTATATGATACCCAGTTCTAAATCTATGAGGAAACTTTGACTTTTCTAAGTAACCTTCAAGATCTTCTCTTAAGTTATCTGGACAAGACCAAGCAGATTGACGAAGAAGATTATCTTTGTCAAATATCTGATTACCTGAACATTGAAAGTTTCTTATAGAGTAAAAATATAATTGCCCTATTTGTTCTTGAGTTCTTCTTTTATCAGAACCTGTGACTAGATAACAATCATTATTCATAAAGAAATTAGTTAAGAAGATAGAAAACTGATAATCTATCTTCTCTCTTGATGGTGTTAATGTACCATCCACATCAAACAAATATATTGTCATACAGATTTCCTGTTAAGTACATTTGAGATTAACTCATTATCTATACTAGTTTCTGGAATACAAAATATATTTTGCCAAGGAACACCATGTTTCATAGAAGCTAAATTTGTAAGAGGCTGCCAATATTGTTGACCAAAAGATTGACATTCCTCTACATCTCTAAAAGGCATGTTATCATATAAATAATGTTTTATATTTTCGCCTGGCTGAGCCATCATAATAATCAAAATATAGAATTTCATTGGATGTTATCCCATCCTAATAAATCAGCAATTGTTTTAGGATTAAATTCTACATTTCCAGTACCTCCAGAAATTAAACAAGTAAAACCATTATTAGGTTGAATTTCTAGGAAGGTAATAATACTTTCTTGAGGGTTAAACAAAATAAAGAAGTCAGCGTTAAATTTAGAACCATCTCCATTAAATGAATTACCTCTAAAATACATTAAAGGAAGCATTCCATCTTTTTTAACTTGAGATAACATTTCAACAGCTTGATCAGATGTGGCTGCACATAGGACAGGTTTTTGATATAATTGTGCTCTTGGTCCTTCTTGAGCATCTGCATTAGGAATAAGAAATAAAAATGCTGCCATAGCAATCCATATTGCAAAGAAAATATAAGTTAGTATTCTAATCATAATTTATACGCCTCTCTCAACTCCTCTGGAGTGAATAAATGTAAGTATGAACCTATGATATATTTTTCATTTGATATTGGCTTCTCTCCAATATGAGGATAGGTCCATGTTGGCGGAAATACTAAGCACCGGCCCCGTCTGGCGTCAATAGCTCCCATTTCATTTTCTCCATCATAAGAGAAAATAGTTCTACCACCTTCCTCTACATCATTAAGATACCAAAAGAAAGCTAGCCATCTAGGATGAGATCTTAAGTTAATGCAATCACCATGAAGACCAAAACCTTCATCTCCATTAGGAAGATATCTTTTAAGTCTAAATGGTTCCCAGTTATCTATAGCAGGAGGATAAACCGGTGAAGGTAAATTAGCAATGTAATCGTCTACAATTACACGCCCTACTTCTATAAGTTTATTGTGAATGTACTCACAATCTTTATCTCCATTATCAAAATAACGTCTAGTTATAGATAATTGAGTTAATTTAGTATGAAATGATTTTGAATCTTTATCTTGAGTATTTGTATACTCTAAATTTTTATTAAAAGTATCAATACAAAATTCGCAAAACTCTTCATCTAAACAGTTATCAAATACTCTAATATAATTAGCGTCCATTAAATGCCGCCTTTAACTTCTCTTGATTACTTATATTAATATTTAACTTAATCTCACGTAGTTTATCTACGTTACCATTATAGAATATATGCTTAAGTATCTCGTTAGGAAGTTTTGATACTAGATCATTTTGATCATAAAGAGTGGGTTGGTTATTTTTTATCTTAGTAACAACAAGCTTCTCATATAAATGAGGATGATACTCTTTTAAGTAGAAGTTAAAATGACCACTATAGCCGCAGTTAAAACAATTACAAACAAACTCATTTTGCTTTCTCGCTACTCCAAATCTAGCCTTACGAAGATCTTTCTTAGAATCACCACAAACAACACAAGACCATTTCCACTTGGTATTGTCTTTAGAGCGTTCAAAGTTTCTTACTTCAAACGCTAGTTCGTTGATTAACTGTATTGTGTCTACGTAACTCATACTTCAAACTATTATAATGCGACATAGCAGTTTTTGCTGCCCAGACATTATTATCCTGGACAGCAGTATTATACCATATCATTAGAAATTTCATTCTATTAGAAAGCGTTTCTGTAGCCTTCTTTGACCAAGTCGTCATATCGTTTATTCGCTTCTTCTATTGATACATTCTTAATAAAGGATGGATCTTTATAAGCTCCGTTATACCAATACGTAACAAGAGCTGTTCCTTCTGTTCTATTATAAACAAAAGTTACAAGTTTTTGACCTTTTTTCAAATTCACTAAAAGGTCTCCCTATAAGCAGATGTCCAATCTTTACCATACTTTTTCATAATAGCTTTCTCTGACTCTGTCATTTGTTCTAGCCTGCGTCTGCGATTAAGAAGCCGTTCCTTATGAGACATATTCTTAATTTTATTAGATACAGTACCTACCATTTTATTTTCATCAGAATTATATTTACCAGCTCCCATTTAATCCTCCAACTTACACTTACTAAAGTCAGCTTTATACCATTTAGCTTGAGCTTCAGGTGACTTGTCTTTGAGCCATTTACCTACCTCTGGATTATATGCTCCTGTACGAGATGAGATCTCTTTAATTACTTCATCCATAACCTTATCACCATCGTAACCATATTTAGCCATCTCACCATATGCAAATACAATCATATCAGCCATAGCATCGATACGACCTTCTGTATCGGGTGATTCTAGAAACTCACCACACTCTTCTACAATCATAGCAATAAAGCCGTTACGATCTGGTTCTTGCTGAGTAATAAGTCTCTCATCAGACCATTCTTTAATACGAGTAAAATTTGTCATTATGCGCTCCAATAAAATGTGTTTGCTGTGTTAAATGTATACTGAGTTTCACGCCATTTACCGTTATTATACTCATATACAATATTACTTTCTAACTCTTTAGAATTTTTAAACTTAGTCGATGATATAGTACTACCATGCACAAACATAGGAGAGTTATCATTTCTAAACAATCTTAGAGATGGGTTATATTTACCATACCATAAACATGCGAATGAGCCATCTAACTCACTCAGAATATTTGGAAACTGACCTGTATTAAGCAAATATAGAATAATAGCAGTATCCCAAGTTTCACTAATTTTGTATCTGGCTCTAAGCTCATTTACAACATGCTCCTTAATTATACCGTTATGCCATAGCATATCACCTTTATCAACTGCAGGATGAATATTATCCATACTATCAGCTTCTGTTGTAGGTGCTTGAACGTGACCTATAATATAGTATCTATGATCAAGAGATCTTTTAGGCATCTCACCGAAACCTTTATCGACTAGCTGAATGCTTTTACCATCGTAGTAAGAGATAGAATAGCTATGAGAACCTCTATAACTATTCAACTTAGCTAATTCAAAGAACTCATCTTCTTCATAGGAACCAAATATAGCACACATCACACACTCCAAGGAATATCAATAGAATAAGGTACAGGGTCTTTCATCTTCATATCCATAAATGCTTTAACTCTTTCTGCACAAGAAGGACACTTACCACATGAGTGACCATTCTCATCAGGATCATAGCAAGTAAGAGAATGCTCAAGTAAATGAATCTTACCTGCTTCTTCTAGTAGTTCTAACTCTTGAGTCTTAGATAGATCAGCAAAAGGTGCTACTAGTTCTACAGGCCATGATCTATTCTGATTGTAGATATTATTAATACCATCTACGAAACGCTGAGTAGTATCCCAATAGCTATACTCATCATGTACTTGCAACCCACAAATAATATGACTAGCAGCATTAGCTTCAGCAAACGCAGCAGTTAATGAAAACATAATCATATTACGAAACGGTACATATGTAGGAGGTTGAGGATTACCTAGAATATCTTTAATCGTAGGCATCTCCACATCTGTACCAGCAATGTTCGCACTAACATTACGAACAATATCACCGAGGACGCTAAGAGGGATAATATGTCTTGCAACACCAAGCTTGGCACATAACTCAGAAGCTCGTTCAAGCTCCACTCTCTGCTTTTGCCCGTAGTCGTATCCGATTGAGATGACGTTTTCTGATCCATACTTACCCTCTGCTAAGATAACTGCAGTAGCACTATCCATACCACCACTATGTGTAATTACAACTTTCTTATCCGTCGATGGAAGACGTTTTAGCGCTTCTGTCATTTTCATAATAATCTATCCTATCTTCTAATACTCTAATTGTTGTATGATAATGTCCTGTATCATGAGGTTGTAGCTGTGATTTAAGATAAGCTACTTCAAGTTTAAGATGCTCTGCATGATCTAGTTCACGAGAGCGTCTCTTCATATAGTCTTCATGTCTTTCTATAATCATTACTGCCTCGCTGTCTTTAGATGTGGCCTGCCAATAAAACCTAACTCACTGAAGCCAGCAGCATTAATGGCTCTAGAAGAAGTACCTCTTACAGGATTAATATCAATACCACCTCTACGAGTATATAAACATGCTACAGCAATCTCATGACCAGGTAGCAAGTCCATAAGACGTTTAGTTACACACTCACAAATCTCTTCATGAAAATGATTCTCTGTACGCATAGATACAATATACTTTAGCATCGATTCAGGAGTAATAGTCTTTTCACCATCAATATAGATATAGATATCACCCCAGTCAGGTTGATTGGTAACTCTACAATTAGAACGTAATGCATTAGTAGTATAGAACGTTTTAGTATCAGTCCATTCATCACTAGTAGAAGGCATAACTTCTAGAATAGCTGGATCTTCTGCATAAGCGTCAAACGTCATATCTTCTAGAATAACTAGATCTTCAAGCATATTATATCTCTGCTGCTCAAGCACATCTGACTCATCTCTAAATAGTTTTACTTTTACTCTAGCACCAACACACTCAGTAAGATCAGCTTCAATCTGCTCTTCAGCTCTACGAATAGCATTCTCTACTGATGTACCCATCCTAGCCATATTATATGAGTTAAGATAAAGTTTAATTGACTTCGACTCAACAATAGACTCAGACTCTTGATGATAAACACACTTAACTACACCTGAGATAGGATAACCATTATCTAATAGAAACGATACTTCATATGCATTCCAAGTATCAAAACCTGTAAATGTATCAGTACCGATACTATATGATGTTCTATTAAGATGACGCGGGATAGGAGTTAACAACGAAGCATCAATAGCGTCCGGAGTCTCATATCGGGTCATCGTACCTCCATCAGAAGTACGTCCTAAATGCTTACTAGCAATTTCTTCAATCTTGGACATCTGTGTCATCTAATTCTAATCCTCTTTCTTTCTTTAGTTTAGTAATTGCAAATTGAATAAAGTTCTTAGCTTTGATAAGATCTTGCAATGCATCATCTTTCTTACCTAAACGCCATAGATACTTAAACGCTTGATAGCGATTATAGTCAGTAAATACATCGTTCTGATGATCATCACATAACATCTCAATAATATCAATGCATGACGGCTTACCATCATTAGCATTATAATGATCAGGTCTCGTATTGCTCAAAGTACTTCTCCCATGCTTCTAACGACGTCTGTCTTAATATATTATAATAGTTACTCTTAAATGTTTCTACATCTCTATGAGCTCTAAAAGCTCTAGTCAGAATCTCTCCGCTATCTAGATCTTTAGTAACTCTATGACATACAGAGCCAATCATACGCATCCATGACTCTACTTTTTCTTGAGGATCTTTACCTTTAAGCCAAGGATACTCATCTATAAGACCTGGATGCCCGTTAATAATATTACATTCACTGCATACATCTGCAGGAATAATTCTAAGATAGCCATGCAGAGTAATAGTACTATCTTTTTGATAGTTCTTTAACCTATGCATAATATCTTTATGATTAAACACTAACACTTGACTATCAACGTCTTTCATATTATGAATCCAGACATCATTATTTCTATTGTTAGTATAAATGAGGTCAGGCGATCTGCCTAACCTCTGTGATAACTCTCTAATCTCCGACCCCGTTTGTGAGAATAAAGCAACCCATTTCATCTGCAGTAACTCCTAAACGTTTTAATATTATACTCAATGGCTCCCCATGCAGAACTAACATCTTCATTCATTAACGTATACAACTTAACTGACTCTTTATTCATTAGTCCTTGAGCGTCATACCATATACCTTTAATACCATGAATAACAGGATTAGAAGTATCAATACTATCTATCCAGCTATAGTTCTTATAAGCTTTGAACTCTTGAGGCAAACCACAGCCTAGCAAGTGATGAGGTTTATCTGTATTAATAATACCTTCTTCAATCATCTTAGATATAGTATCTTGACGGCCATTTAACATCTTCTCATACTGATTATCACCTGGATACCCTTGATAGAACGGATGATTAAAAGACATTCCAATCTTATCTACTCTATCATCATTCTTAAAATAGTTGTAACATAATACAAGATCATTATATGATTGACCTTGTGCAACAGCTATAACCTTACCAGGAAGATCAGGGTATTGCTTCATAAAACGTTCGAAAGAATCTATAGTTCTATCACAATCATCTAATACATCTGGAACAATATAATAAGTAGGTTGCACAGCTTTAACCCACCAAGCAAACCTACTAGCATCCCAAGCAGTCCCTAACTCAAAAATAGAATTATCTAAAATAGTCTCTCTACCTTTAGCTACACACTCATTAGCTTTTTTAAGATAGTCTTCATTCTCTTCAAACAGATGAACTAGAAAATAATCATAATCAGTTAACTCTTGTACCTTATCAAAAATACTTAATGGTGCTTCATGCGCTATCTTCATACAACTCTCCTATATCTATATTATAAGAAAGAGAGAGCCAAGGTTTAGCTCTCTCTTCTGCGTTAGGTTAACCAGCTGATGTAACAGCTAGCTTATTTTTAAGATATGCAAGAAGCACACCATATACTGGCAAGAATAATACTAGTGAAGTAATAATCTTAAAGACTACATCTACAGTAGCAATCTCTAACCAGTTAGCTGCCATAAACTCATTAGTAGGATGATTAGCAAAGGCAGCATAGAAGAACAGATATGTATCAACTAAGTTAGCAACTACAGTTGAGATAGCAGGAGCTACCCACCACATTTCTGTAAACTTTTCTCTAATCCTTTGAAAGACAGAGACATCAAACATTTGACCAATTAGATAAGCTAGAGCACTAGCAAAACCAATTCGCCAATCAGCAATTAACGCACTAATGATAATAGCTGGCGGAAACGCTAGAGCAACAACAGCTCTTGCTTGATATTTGTTAGTTAATCGCACAGTCAAATCTGTAGCAATAACTACTAATGGGAATACAAACATTGCCCATGTAAAGTGATAACCAAACACTGTACCACTAAACTGCACGATATAATTCGATGCAGCAATAATCACCAGATGTAAAGCAACTAGCTTCATAAGTAGCTCACGATTAACATCTGCGAGATTGAACCAATCTTTCAACATATCTTTCTCCTTATCTTGGTGCAAATTCTTGTTGAAGTTTAATATGATCAAAGAACTCTTTCTTCGTAGTCATATTATCATCGATGAAATGTCCTTTTAGGACAGCTGTTTGAGTCAAAGAGCTATGAGCTCCTATACCTCTATTCTCGCAACACCCATGCGTTGCTTGAATATATACTGCTACATGCTCAGTGCCTGTAGCTGTCTGTATCTCTCTACAAATATCGTTACACAACTCTTCTTGTAGAGTACCTCGTCTAGCACACCATTGTGCTATTCTAGTATATTTAGATAGACCAATCACCTTGTCTCCGGGGATAATACCAATATAGGCTACACCCGAGACAGGCTGATGATGATGAGAGCACATAGACTTTAACTCTGATCTTACTACTAACATACCTTTATATGCATCTTCTGTATCGTTAGGAAACGCGGTAGCTTTAGGCATAGGCTCATATCTACCAGCCATAATCTCATTAAAGTACATCTTAGCTAATCGCTTAGCAGTACCATGAGAGTTAGGATCGTTTTCTCTATCAATCAAAAGAGTATCTAGCACAGTCTCAAATGCTGCTGTAGCTTCGTCAATCAAAGCTTCTTTAGTCATATCAGACATATACTCAGATATGTTATCGCCTGCCCAGAAACGTTTACCGTCTGCACGCATGCGTTCAATAATATTTTTAGCAATATCGCTCATTAACTTTCTAAACCTCTTACAATCATTTCCATCTCATCCAGATCTTGTTCTTTTTTATTCTGAACGCTTTCTTCTAATTCTTTATAAGCAGAAGTTGCACGAAGTTTATCTAACATTAGTTTATCATTACGAATTCGATTAACAATAATTCTATTAGCTTCTTCATCAGAATATGCTAACAAAACATATGCCCTATATTGAGGACCGTCTTGAATGATAGCAGACTCTTCTACTGCATAACCTGCAACATCTACATCAGCAATAAGATTAGTTGTAACTTTCTCAATATCTTGAGCTACTCTCGCATCAAGATCATTAGAACCTACCCGAGCGATAAAGTTCTTAGTCTTAGATGATAAACGGCCATTAATCCTATCTGCTAAAGTAGTCTTAGCATTCAATACAGCAATATCCATACTTAACTGTAAGTCTGGAGTTACTGCAGTACCTGATGAATAAATAATCTCTTCTTTCTCAGGATGAGACAAATACCAATCAGGAATCTCTTTAATTTGAGTCTCTACTTTAGCTGTATTATACTTTACAGGATCTTCTAAGAACAACTTAGCACTATCGTTACTAGAACAGGCACCAAGCGCTAATACGCTTGATACTAACAACACGTTATATTTCATTATACTCTCCTACTGACCTAACGCACTTAAAAGTGAAAAAACTTCATATAAGTTTTGCAACTTACGTTCATTCTCTTCTTCACTACTATTATAATAAGACTCATCATAGATAATTTCTACAGGAGTCCTAAAAGGATCTATTTGAACCATAGTTTTTGGAGGAGGAGTCTTACACTCATATTTCTGAGTAGCTCCTACTATTTCTCCAGCAGCATTATAATTAATTACGTTTGTGTAAACACAATCAGCAGCAAAACTAGGTACCGATTTGATTACCAAAAAGGTAAACATGAGCGCGCGCAGATACATTATAACCTCTCTTAATAGCTTCCCAAGCAACTTCACTAGCTACTTCATCTTGACCTTCTAAAGTAGCCCCTACAGGCATAATATAAACCGGCCAGTCAATTTCTGCCTTACGAAATTGTAAAATAACATCTTCTAGTTCACGCCATTGTGATTCTTCTTTACCCACAACAAATTTAAGCTGTCCATAGTTAGAGATATCACTATACTCTTTTACTATTTCAGGCTTGATTGCTTTAGAAGACTCTTCTCCTGACACAGTAAACAATTTAGGAGATACAGACCAAAACACTTGATAGTCTCTAGGTCTAGCCATCCATTCTTTAAACTCTTGAGTAAGCTTTCTTGTACCATTAGTCTCAAAAGTTACACCACCTGGGTTGTTATTACTATTCTTAAATATTTGTAAAATATCTATAGAACATTTTTGAGATGTAGGCATTAAAGGTTCGCCACCAGTGAAACACATATGAGCTCTTTGACCACTCCTTGGATGTAGAAATTTACCAGAATGATTAAAATCAGAAGAGTTTAATCTCATAATTTCATGTACTATATCTTCAGGACTTAGTTGATTCATTAAGTGTTTATACTTTTTAGCCCATGTATATGAGCTATCACAACCTTTAGAGAATACAGGAAGATCTTCTACCCTGTTAACTGTAGATACATCAAAATCTTGGTAAGGTAACTCATATGTATCTGGATTAGTAGGATCTAGTTGTCCAAAACCATTACACTGAAGATTGCAAAGAAAATAACGCAACCATAAAGTGTGTTGACCTGTATAAGCACCTTCACCTTGAATAGAGGTAAATATCTCTGAATAGTAATATTTTTTACTGTTATCAACTGCCATTACTCTATCTCCTTACTATAGCACTATTAGCACCATGCTCCATAACTTCACATTGCACTACTCTGACTCTATCGTTAGACTGTTCTCGTACTAACTCATCAGCAAACTTAAATGCGTGTTCTGCAAACTTCTCACATCCTACACCGCTGAATAATCTAATCTTAACTAGATCATATCTTGCTAACTCTTGTAGAGTCTCTTTATGAGGATCATCAAAGTCTACTGCTAATGTATGGTCAAAGTTATCTTCTAACCAACTTTTAAGCTCTTTCAAACCACCAAAGTCTTGAACCCAGTTCTTATCATCTAATTCATCAGCAGCGAAAGTAAACTTAAATGCTAATGCATAACCATGAATAAGAGAACAATGAGAGTGAAATGCGTTAGGTTGTCTAAACGCACAACTCAGTCCTCTATCATGGCCGTATGTCTTGGTAGAATAATATTTCATGTAGCCTCCAATACTACTTCATATACAGGAGCTCCGGTATACCATTTAGGTACATTACCTAGCTTCCATTTAGCAAACACAAACTTTTCCATATTGTAATAGACGCGATATGCCTCAACAGGATCTTTGCGATGCCATCTCTTATCTGTTATAGCTTGAACGAACTCAGTTTTCTTCTGCTTAGGAAATTCTAAGTACTGTAACTGTGATTCATAGATCATAGTATTACCATTAAGCTTATGAAACTTACCATAACGTAAATGATATTGCCAGTTAAGTTCGCGAAGATGTTTACATAGCCATACATAGTTACCTTTGGATTCCATAGCCCATAGAGTAGAAGGATGCTTAACATGAGCAGGAGGATAACCACATAGACCTAATTGCTCAGAAGGTTTAAGTTCTCCTTCTCCTCTATGCTCTTTCATATAACGGTTATCCATAACTGCAGATAAAATCTGACAAGTCTCGATAATCATCTTAATAACATGCTTATCGCACATCATTTGAGCAGCTGTCTTAGGATTTCTATGTAATGCAAACACGTTCATACGTTTCCCCCATCGTGATAGTATTCAATTCTATCTTTCATATATTTTCTAATACGACGAAGCTCACTCAGCTCTTCAGCACAGTTTTCAGCTCCGTATTCTGATTTCATTATAACAATTTTTGTGTTGATGTTCTGAATCTCGTCGTAAAGAGCGCGCGCGGCTAACATAGCCGAACCGCTCATTCCATTTCCAAGATTTAAAACAACCTGATCTTCTTCAGACACTAGTTCCTCCTCATTGTAGCATAATCTTTACCATCCTGATTACGCGTAACAGGAACAAAGTTAGACTTATGCATAGTAGCAATCCCTACAATAAAGTCACCAGTATAAGTATTACCCTCCTTTTTATTAGTATCTCCAATAACAACATCAGAAGTCTTAGCAGTTCTAGTACCTTGATGAGCTTTATAGTCAGGTAAAGGAGTAATACCTAAACGCTTACCTTTAGCACTATGAGGTAAACTCTTCTTAAGTTGATCTGGATGGACACCTCTAGCTCTTAACCACTTATCATGATCTTGCTGCTGCTTAAGTTTAGTCGCCGACAAAGACTTTTTCTTTGATCTCATCTAACAGTTCCTCCTGCAGTTTATATGCTTCTATTTCATATGGAAGTTTAAGATACTCTTCAAAGTTATTATAAGGCTGATCAGTAATTTGTTTACGAATATATTGCCTTACATGCACCATTTCATGAATAAGTAACGTTACTAAGTCATCCGTAGGACCTTCTAAAGCTGACCTACTAATAGCTAGAAAGAATGAATCATTATCTTCTTGATTAATCATAGCTTCGGCAGAACCTAAATCTTCATCCAATGCTATCTCAACGTCAATAAAGATAGGATTTTTTCTACGAGGCATTAGAGTAGTTAAAGTCTGCTCTATAACGTCCTTAATAAGGACACCCTGATTCTCATCAGTAATACCTACAATATCTAAACATATATACATTATACTCTACCTTCTGCTACAGCTTCGGAAATAATTTGACTAGAACGGTTATGATACACATCTAGGACAGCTTGACGTCCAAACTGCTCAAGAACAGCATCCATAACAATATCACGATAAGTAGGAGCAATACGCTTTTCTACATTATCCCAATCTTCACGATTCATATTATAAGCAAGACCTAGTTTACTTTTAGTAATATTAAGTACCTTAAGTTCTTTACCTCTATTCATAAGACCGTTATTAAAAATATCATGAATAACATTATTAGCACGACGAAAACGATCAAGAGCCTTATTCTTAGTATAGCGCTTCTCGCATTCACCTTTCATAGGTACTAACTCCTGAAGCTTATCAATTACAATCTCAAGATCACCACAAGTTTTTTCCATCCACATAATAACTCTCCTTATATAGTCACAAAGTCAATCTCAGAGCCATAGCTCCAATGACCATCAGTAGTATCTACAACACAGCGATCAACATCAGCGTAAAATACTCTATTCATCTTAATACCATACTTATCTCCAGGCTTTTCGCAAAGCTCGATCTTCTTAATATAAGTATGACCTCTCTTAGTAATAACAGGATCACCAACTCTTAATACGTTTACTAAACCCGGCATTATGCTGCCTCCCTTTCTACAATCTCATCAAAACCAAACGAAGAAACTACAAACTTAGTACCCGCTTCGTCAACAATAACATCGCCTACAGATACAGAAGCCATACGATCTAAACGCTCAATAAGGTTCTCAGGACCCATGTTACCTATCTCGAAAACCTGATCTAAAGAAGCAGCATCTATCTTAGCTACAGCAGAATAATGAGCAAGAAAGTCTACGTTAGTCACTTTACCTTCGAAAGTCATACGAAACAATACATCAGGCATAGTCTCCATAAGAGCCTTCTTCTGATCTGAGCTAATCTGATAAACTGTAAACATCTAATTTCTCCTAAATTCCTATTATACCTTATTATAGGCACTAAAATAGAATAAATCAACAAAAAAAGGGCCCCGAAAACTCAATGTTTTCAAGGCCCAAGGAAAAAAGTTTACTTTTTTTTAATCTTTAGATTGTGATTTCTTCATTGCTTCTGGAGAAACTGTACCAGCGCTTGCAGGTCTGCTTGTTCCTGCTTTTTTACGCTTATTCATATAATACCAGAGACCTTTTTTAACTGTGCGGCCATCTTTAGTTACATGAGTATCTTTTTCTTCTACAGATTCTTTTGGTTTTTTATACTTACCTGAAGCTTTAATATCTGCCATTACAGCTGCTTGTTGAGCTGCATTAGCAAATTTTTCACCCATTGGTTTTTTCTTGAATGTTTCCATTCCATCGCCAGTTGCTTTCTTAGGACCTAAACGCTCTTTTTCAGCATCCTGAGTAGCCATACGCTTCATAGCGCCTTCATTAGTCATTTTATCAACAGCTTTATTAATGCCTGCACGACGCTTGTTTAATGTTCTATTGTAGTTTGAATCAATACCACTAGCATCATGCTGACCTTGTGTGTAAGCTTTATCATCTACATCAGCTGTAGCTTTCTTTACATAGCTTCCAAGAGTCTGCTTAGATAATTCGTCAACTTGCTCATTATCCTGAGTAGCCATACGCTTCATAGCACCTTCTTTAGTCAATTTCTTGGTTGCTCTTTGAATACCAGCCATTCTTTTATTCACTCTACCAGCGGCTTTATCTATGACATCCTGACTGTGATCATATTCTTTACCTTGATGATAACCAGCTGTTGCCATTTGATTAGATGCATCTTGTGACGCTTTGTTAATATAGCTTCCAATAGTCTTTTTAGACAGCTCAGCAACTTGCTCATTTTTACCGTAATGTTTAGCTAAATGTGCATCAGCTTTATCTAATGCATTATTTTCTCTTGCTCTTGAAACCCTACCATCTGCACCTTGCATTCCTACTTTATCAGAATGTGTGTAAACAGCCTTTTCAACATGCCTTTGAGCATCATCGTGATTCATACCTTTAGAGATTGCTTCTTTAGCTGCTTTCATAGCAACTCTAGTAAATTCTAAGAGCACCGCTTCATCTACCTGTTCTTCTTCTGTCATTTTAGCTCTAAGATCTGATTTCTTCTCTGAAGGAGTAATCTTTTCAATAGAACCTAATGCTTTTGGATCTTTTAACATTTTACGAAGGGATGTCTTAATCTCTCCAGCTGATGATCCTGTAATATGCATCTGAGGAAGGCCTGCAACAGAAACTCTAAATGTTGCTTCTTCTAATTCATCTTCTTTAACACCTGCTGGTCTTGAAGCTGATGATCTACGAAGATTAGAGATAGGCTTCTTTGAACGAATAATCATTGCTTCGTCAGCTGTATCTTCAGCTGGGTGATCTTTTACAGCTCCTTTTTTACGAACCATTTTCATATCCGAAGCAGTAATCTTCATATCTTTATTATGGTCTAACCTATGCTGATCACCATGAAGCTTTTCAGAAATGTGACCTTTATCATCACATTTTTCACAACCTTCACCTTTACAATCAGGACATTCCATATGTCCTTCTGGAATTTCAGTAGGTTTAACTTCCATTTTTGGAGTAGAAGTGTGCTGATTCTTTTTATAATCTTTAGTAGCTGCTTCTTCTAACTTTGATCTAACAGAATTAGTTTCTGGATCAAAAGTAGTTTTCTTAATGTAATCTGCATAAAATTCGGTCATCTCTGCCAACCTTTAATATATTCTGTAGAAAAGTTGAAGTGTGAAAAGTTAATTCTATCTACTAGCTTTACTGCTTCACCTTTTTGTGTGTTAATGGCTACATACCCTTCTGGAGCTGTAACTTTAAAACCATCCTTCGTAAGTACGAAGGTACTCTGATTATTTATCATATTAAGCTTGTTGACTACGATCATTTTAGCTTGAGTAATTTCATCAACATAAGAAAACGCGTTATTCATTTCTCTTCTTATTTTACTAAAATCATCCATTAGCTGTTTAAGAGCTGCTTTCTTTGTTTCTTTAGCTTTCTCTGTCTTAACTTTAGGAATAACTTTTTCATCCCAATAAGTTTTTAGATAGTTCATATAGTCATTAAAAGCTGTCCTAGGATTAGCTAAGCTACCAGCTCTAATTCTACTATTAATAAACGTTTTAACGTTAGCACCTGCATAAGAGGAAGGAATTGTATCTAAGACTTTCATTATCTTATCAAAACCACCGATTCTTCTCTTAGCATTATTTGTTAGTCTAACTAGTTCTCTATACTCTTGATCTGTAAATGATACATCTGCGTTTTTAAAGTAAGCATCATCCATCCATACAGTTCTAGATTGCTTTAATGTATTTACATCTACTCCAAACTGGGCTCTGTATGTGCTTAGAGAACCTCTACCTGTATACTTGGTGTGCCAAACAATACCCATGTTAGCAATACGAATAGTGTTGCCAATATCACTATTCGCAGGCCATGCGTAAACGATGGTGTTTGGGTGTACCGTAATATATCTCTTACCATCGATAGTTTCATATTTCTGATCTCCTTTAGTAAACATCATATCGCCTTGCAATACTGTATCTTTAGGAATTCCTACTTTTGGTAACTCTTGTAAAGCTACTTTTAATTTGTCTGCTTTTCCACCAGTTTCATTATCAGTAATATCTTGTTCAGTTTTATATAATTTAGGATTTGCATTAAAAACTGATTTTGTGCCAACAAAAAACTTACCATCAGCAGGGTCATATCCAGCAAATAAAGCAGGAGCTCCATCCCATTTGACAGTAAGTTGTGTTTGTCCGTGACCTACCGTTTTAGCAAAATCAACGATATATTCAATAGCAGCTTGAGCTCCTTTATCACCTCTTTCAAACAAATCTTCATCTGCATGAGTAAGATGTAAGTTTTGAGCTGAATCAGCTGCTTCAAATAGTCTAAAAGGTATAACTTTCATATTAGTCTTTCTTTAGACTATTTATTTTATCAATACGTTGATTTACTTTATCCCAATTTACAATAGACATGGAATGTCTTACATAGTTAGCAATATCGTTAGGGTAGTTAAACATAAATGCATGTTCCCAACAATCTATAATCATAGCAATATTATCTACTATTCTATTATTAGGAATAATATTTACATAACCGCTATGATTCATAAACACCCAGCCATTACCTTGTAACTGACATGCTTTATCTACAAGAGAAGATACAAATCTCTCATATGAGCCATATCTTAACTCAATAACATTCATAGCCTTACCTATAGGAAGGTTATTCATTCTATACTCTCTAATATTGTCAAAATACAGAGAGTGTAAAAATGCACCAGCTTTATTAAAAGCAATATCACCGCTAGCAGAATTATAATCATCTACATACTGTTTATAGATACGGTTATAATGCAAATCGAAAGCAACTTCATTAACTACAGGTTTAAGTTTTGAAATATCAAACGATACAGGTGTCTGTTCAAGCATCTTCATTGGCTAGCTCTTTCGCTTTTTTGATCAACTCTTTAGCTTCTTCATTCAGCTTCTTAGCTTCTCTTTTTCTCAAGTCTGCCATTTCTAGATACTCTTCAGCTAACTGCTCGTTAGTCTTTGTTGACGGAACAGTGTCTGAAGTAACAATATTAAGCTGAGGAAAAGACTTCTTCACAACATCAACACTAACCTGATACTTAGTTTCAAGATTCTTATCTTTAGCTAAACAGATAGTCTCAGCTTCTTCTGGATCTACTGCTTCTAACATCTCAATAAAGTTTCTTTCAATCTGTAAAGGTCTCATATTAAGTGATTGAGTAGATCTAACAATGATAGGGAACATACGAATATACTCCCATAAAGATGCATGATTAGGACCATCATGATCTTCGTTTCTAGTAAACGGCGGTGTGCCATCTGGTAGCATAGAAATAATACTATCACAATAATTCATCTTCAAGATTCTATGAAGAGGTGTATGATCGTAATATTTTTGTGTGAGTGTTTGAACTTTAAGTTCGTCTGATTTTAGATTAGAGATCTCTGTAAGAATCTCATTTACTTGCATGTCTCTTGGTTTTACCGCCATCGCCTATTCCTTTTCTTACCATATTATAAACTTTGCTGGAATCTCTTTGTAGATTTCTAGGAAGACCAGTCTTAAACTCATCTTCTTTATCATCTGCTGCAAGAGCTCTCATTTTAGATGCTGACATTCCTTCAACGCCTTCTGCATCTGGATCACGTTCTCCAGCTGATACTACTTTAATAGAATCAAACGTGTAATCTTTACCATTATATTTGTTAAGAAGTTCATTAAAGTCAGTAACTCTATCTGAACCTACCACTAAAACTACTTCTTTATATTTCTTTTCTAACTCTTGCATTACCTTTATTATAGTATTTGCTCTAGACATTTTAACTATGCTTCCAAAAGCTTTCTTAGCAAACTTTATTTTGTTTGTATAGTCTATCGGATCTTTAGGTGCTTTTTGAGTATGAGAAAGATAGATGAGAGGGTCGCCTTTCTCTAATCTAGCGACCGCTCTCACTTTGTTTACCAGTTTTTCATGACCTATAGTAGGAGGGTTCATCCTACCAAACGTAAAAACTGCTTTAGACATTACTGAGTAAACGCTTTATACTCGAATGTATCAGTGTCTAATGCTTCTGCATCTGAATCATATTGAATACCATCAGTTGCATCAATAGCACCACCACCATTTTCAGAGTCAGCATTAAGATTAAGAATCTTTTTAGCTGGATAAGCGTCTAGGATTTCGACATTGAATTTTGCATTATCTGCATCATCACTATCACCTACCACTCTGTATCTAACACCATAACCTGCAGCAGTCATCACTGCTGATGCTCCTGGGTAATGTGTGTCACTGATAGCAGTTTGTTTACGCTCACCATCCCTATAGACAGCGTTGATATCACTATCACTGATTGACGGTTTGATATATACCATTTCGGAGTCTCCTTCTTAATTAGTATTTTGGATCCGTGGTATTTATCTTATTTCGAAATCTTGTAGACTTTCCATGAGAAGTTTCATTTGATTCTTAGTAAACAACGTCATAAGTCTATTAATAGAGCCTTTTGCAGGTTCGTTATACCTATCTATAATCTGCTTCTTAAGATAATCTGGTGTACGACTAAGATCTATCATATCTCTATTACGAACAATACGTCTAGCAATAGTAGTACCAAGAGCTTCAGGATCTTCTCTAAGCATATCCATCTTAGCTTTACGAAGAGGAGTTTGTCTAGCATTCTCATCTAGAAGTACATCATCATCTGACATTACATTAGGAACACCGTCGCCCATATCACCTTTAAGCACTTTTACCTCTAGATCAGTAACAGGGTCTACATCAGGTTCAACCCACTTCTTCTGAATATTAGAGAACTGTTTGACATTAGGATACTTCTGTAACTGAACAAAGTCTTTATCTGGTGATACAATAACTGTAGGTTCTGGATTCATATTGTTAGCTACAATAGTAGCAATACAGTCATCCGCCTCACATTTATCTATACGAACACAACGATATGGAGAATACTCTTCTACCTCTTCTCGTACATCGTTCATCATAGTAAAGATAGCAGTCCAGTCATGCTTAGACTCTGCACGCTGCTTCTTACGATTAGCTTTGTATTGAGGGAATGTCTCTTTACGCCAGTTATTTGTAGCATCCATACAAATAACCATTTCACCGAACTCATCACGAAATCGTTCGTTATACTGACGAATAATATTAAAGATCTGATGACGAACTAGACCTGGTTCATCCATAAAGTCATCTACTCTAACCATAATAGATGACATTGCAATTGAAGAGTAATCAAGTAGAATCAACGTAAGCTCCTATACGACCGTTAACATCAGGACATTCGACATATCTAAACCCGGCTGGAGGAGATATAGACTCACCTTCCCAGACGGGTATGAATATATTATTATTATAAAGAAAATCTGGATTTTTTCTTATATGTACTTCAATTAATTTGTCGCCTATGAACTCACAATTGACATTTTCTTTGTTAATAAACTGAGATATAGATGAAGGAAACTTAAATGATTTACCTACTGTATACCATTTCTCCCATTTAGTTAGATCTTTCTTATTTTGTATTCCTGTAGATGTTCTAATCCATTTACCTTTTTCAAAATCTACAGAAAAGTGCTGACCTTCAAACCACTCACACCAAAAATGCCCCGGAGTTAAATCTGTAGTTTCTCTATCAATCCATATCTTCTTTGCTCCTAATCCTAAACCTAGTAAATTAATAGGAGGTCTTACAATATAATAACCAGGTGAAGGAACTTCAATACCTACAGGACCACATTTATAACCAAGAACTGTAGATAGTTCTAGTTTATTATAAATCCATAATTCATCTAAATTAAGATGAGTCCATTCCTGTTGATATTGTTTATCTGATATCATTCCCAGTTAATATCCATTATGGGTTTAGTATCAGTAACAGGATTCTGCTCTGCTTCGTTCTGTGCTTCAATACTGATAGGTTGCTGATCTAGATCTATAACTCTCATTCTAGAGTAATCCACTGCAAGTAACCAATTACGTCTATCTGCTGGATCACCATATCTATTCTTTAACTGAGTAAATCTAATATAACCCTCATCTCTTAGTCTATCATTAGTAGTCATAGCAAAGAAGTAATCAGCAGTCATAGGAAGACCAAACGATTCAGATACTGAAGTAATCTCTACATCTGCATCTCCATACCCTTGTCTATTAGTCTGAGTAGCAGTCAATACCGGAACGTCAAACTCCATAGCAAGCGCTCTTAACTCTTCTGCAGTAGACTTAATCTGTTCATAAGAGCTAGCAGCTTTACTAGCTGACATACTACCACAAATATTAAGATAGTCAATACAGATAAGATCTGGTGTAAAGTCTTTCTTCTGCTTTAGCTCTTTTAGTAGAGCTCTAAAATGCCCTGCATGAGCAGACTTAGTAGGATATTCTTTTACTACTAACTGACCTTTAGTCTTCATCTTAAGATTATCAAAACGTTTCAAGAAAGAGTCTTTAGCTATAGCTTCAAGATCTTCATTAGATAAGTTAAGTAAGTTCTGGTCAACTCTTTGAGCAATCTTCTCTTCAGCCATTTCCATAGTAATATAAAGAACATTATGACCTGATTCTACTAGATTAGCAGTCATAGAACACATAAAGAGAGACTTACCAACACCAGTACCAGCCATAATAACACCAAGAGTCTTAGAGGGGAAACCACCTCTAAGAATATAATCTAAATGCTCTAGACCTGATGGTATCTTATGCTCTTTACGATTATAAAACTCCCAACGCTCATCTGCCTCATCAATATAATCATGACCTACAGACTTATCGAACGAAGTAGAAATAGCTTCAGTCAATAGTTCAGGAAGAGCTGACATAGGAGTCTTTTTATCTTCACCTCCTATAACGTTAACAGCTTTATATACAGCATTAACAATAGCTCTTTCCTGACACCATTGCTCTGTTTTGTTAACTAAGAAATCTACTTTAGAGATAGGTTCTGCTTCTGTATCTAACAGCTTCATAGCTTCGTTATAAACAGGTTCAGTAAGATCGTTACGTGACTCTACTTCAATCTTTATAGCTGCATTATTAGGTGCATTATTATAGTTACCATAATACTTATAGATTTCTTCAAAGAGAATACTCTCATGCTTCTCAGTGAAGTATTCTTTTGTCAGAAAAGGTAAAACCTTCTGACAAAACTCATCACTTTTAAGAAGATTGAATAGAATACCTTTTCTTAGTTCTGGTGAGTCGATTGCCAACGCTTTAAGTCCTCAGGAGTGTTAATTTCATCAGCATGAGTATCTGTATATACCATACCTACAGGTATATTATTATGAATCCAACGTAATTGTTCTAAACTTTCTACTAATTCTGGCTCTGTAACATCTAGTACAGGGTAAAGATGCAATGCTCTACGCCGGTAACCATAAATTCCAAGGTGATGATAGCCATAACCGCTAAGACCCCTAGCAAAATAGTGCGCTCTACCCCTGTGTCCAGTGACCTTAACACTGTTTGGATCATCTCTCCTATCAGGAGAAAGATCGGTGAATACAGTATTAACATCATAATAACGCAAGCCATCGATAACCTCATCTATAACTGCAGGAACATCAATCATGTCACCCTGCACGTTTACAAAGCTATCATATTTACTAAGCTTATCACTATTAATAACAGCTTCAGCTATTCTTTCAGTACCATTACTACATTCCGGAGAGGTCATAATTGAATTATCTGGAAAGAGAGATGCTACTCTCTTACTATCTGTAGCAATATAAACATCCTCAGTATCATGAAAGCAACAACACCAATGATGTACTCTTTGAATAAGATTATGCTCTTTAGTTACCTGAGCAAGCATTTTATTAGGAAATCTTGTTGACTCAATTCTTGCTGGTATTACTATCGCTGTTTTCATCTGCTTCTATAGACTCTCTTAAAATACTTGTAATTACAGAACCTGCTACTTTTTCAAACATTTCAAAATCTTTAGGTGCTTCTCCTAAAAACTCTGCTTCAAAATTAAGAATACCATCACCATTTCCGGATGGATGATCCTCTACTTTAATATCTGCAGGTCTCCATACAACATCTTTATACTTACCAGATTTCATTTTAATCCATTCACCTCCATTAGGATCAATGAACGCTTCAAAGTTCTTCGGATTCGGCTTCATCTTCAATCTCCTCTACCTCATCTATTACTGCTCGTACTTCTCCTATAGAGAATCTTTTCTTAATCGCATCTGCATAACCTGCTTTAAAGATAGGTAACCAAAAGTCTGCGGTGTCAGTATCTTTACGGCGCTTTTTATCAGTAATAACTTCACCTGTATCTGGATTGATACCTTCAAACCAACCATTAGCAGGTTTCTGAATCCATCCAATCTCTATACCAACATCTAATAAACCAGACCATTTATTAATACCACCTTCCCATGAGATAGAAAGAGGTAATCTAGTCTTCTCTCTAACAAAACGAGACTTTTCTACACCAATCATAAAGTTATAACCTGAAATCTCTTTGCCGTCTTTCTCTTGTTGACGTCCCATAAAGAAAATTTGATTGGCAGAATAGTAAATACCAGTACCACCAGACATAATCTCTTTAGGAAACAAACCAATCTCTTGATAGGTATGGTTAATAACTAGCATAGGAATATCTCTAGTAGTTAGATAAGGAGTAACGATGCGAAATAGAGACTTAAGCGCTTTAGCTCTAGACATATCAGCTACTGATTTACCATCAAGAGCATCTTCTAGTTCTTTCTTAGAAGCTAAGTTACCAACAGAGTCAATAACGATAACTACTTTATCTCCTCGTTCAATGCTTTCTAACTGACGAGTAATATCGAACTTAAGTTGTTCTACATGCTCTACAGGAGTATGCAAACAGCGTTCTGGATCTACATTCATAGATTTAAGATATTCAGGTGTAATACCAAACTCAGTATCATACAATAGACAAACAGCATCACTATGCTTCTTAAGATAAGCAGATGCCATTAACAAAGATAAGTTAGATTTAAAGTGCTTAGATGGTCCTGCGATAACAGTCAATCCAGGTGCAAGACCACCATCAACTGAACCAGACAATGCAACGTTCAAAATAGGAACGTCTGTTGGACACATATCTTTTTTATTGAATAACTGAGACTTAGCAAGAACCTCAGATTGTTTAACAGTTGAAGTTTTCTTCAACTTACTTAGTAGATCAGACATATTTTCTCCTAGCTGTTTTACTTTACAGGTGCTACCTGAGTATATTATATTTAGTCGTCAAACTTTTTTTCGACTTCTTTTATATGTTTACATTTTCTATAGGCGATACAACTACATTCAAAGCCATAGTCAGTCATTTCAACTGTATATTCATCCCCTTTAGAACCAAGAACAGGCCACTGAACACCTACTGCCCAGTGACCTTTAGTATTTACAATCTCTGATTGATGAGCCATATCACACCTCCTATATACTTATTATAGGAGATATGATAAGTTTTTTACTTCATTTCTGTCAGTTTTGGAAGTTCTGTCATAGCAGCTTTGTACTTAGCACGTTCTGCTTCTGACATTGGTATCATACCAGCATCTGTAAGGATACCGTCATCACCCCAATGCTTAGTCCATTCTGCCATGTATGCATCAAGACCTGGAACTACACCAACATGCTCATGCTTGATATAGAACCACAGCGCACGAGATACAGGATATGAACCATCTGCAATTGCTTCGAATGTTGGAGAAACACCATCGATTGGAGCACCCATGATTGTGTCTGTGTTCTGGTCAAGATATGAGAAACCAAAGACGCCGTATGCATCAGTATCTTCTTGTAGCTTCTGTACAATCAGGTTATCTTGTTCACCTGCTTCTACATACGCACCGTCAGT